GAGAGCCAAAAACAGACCATCACCAAGACCTACACCGCCATCATCGACGGTGCGCTGCGCACGGTGAAGGAGGTAAAGACCATCGCCGCCGACGGCACCGAGCAGGTGGCGAAAACGCTGGAGGAAGCCTCCTCCAAGAACTTTTCAGGTCTGCTGCAAGGCTGGAAGAAGGAGGCCGACAAGGGCGTGCTGGGCACCTTCAGCACGCTGGTCTCTGCCGTAAAAAGCAAGGACTGGAAGTCCATCGGGCAGTGGGTGCTGTCCACCCTGTACAACGGCCTTGCACCGGAAAGCCAGAAGCTCATTGACGATTTCGGGCAGAACCTCATCCAGCGGCTGAACAAGGTACTGGGCGATAAGATCAGCGACATTTCGCGGAAGGCGTGGGATATCGGCAGCAGCATCGCGGACGGTATTGCCAAGGGTCTGAGCAATGCACTGGGCAAGGACGGTGGGGTGCAGGATATCCTGAACGGCCTTAACATCAACGTTTCCGACGTCGGCAGCAAGATCATGAGCGTGCTGGGCACCATGGGTACCAGCATCGGCACTTTTGTCTCCAACGCGGGCGCAGATATCGCAGGCCTTGCCGGGAGCATGGGCAGTCTAGGCACGATTGCAGAGAGCGTAGGCGGGCTGATTGCCAAGGTGGGCAGCCTGATTATCTCGAACCCGGAAGTTGCCGCGATCATCGCCATTGTGGCGGGTGTGGTGGCGCTGGGCGTTGCGCTGTTTGCAAAGTTCGGCAAGGGCAAGAGCGGTGGCACTACCAGCACGCAAAAAGCACACTCCTACAAGGACATTCAGGATGCCTATTGGTACGGCAACGAGCGTGCTTTTGCGGGCTACGATTACCGCACCGATCCCTACGTCATGAACCCGGACAACAACGCCATGCTGGCATATCAGGCCAAAATGCAGGCGCAGATGGAGCGGCTCTACGGTGTGGTGGAGAAATATCTGCCGGAAGCCGGAAACAGCGTGATCGCGCTTGACGGCGAGCAGGTAGGACGCATCATTACCCCCAGCGTAAACAGAAGCCTGGGAGACCTTACGGTGCTGAGCGAACGAGGAAACTGATATGTACGAGATCTACGCATACCCCTACGGCAACCCGGACGCAAAGCTGCTGCTTTATCGTCCCAACGACCCGCAGGCGCTGGTGCTGTCCCCCAAGCTGACCCGCGAGGTCAGCAAGGGCGGCAGCCTTGTTTTTACCATGACGCGGGATCATGCACAGTACGATATGCTGCAAAAGCTGAGCACGGTGGTGCAGGTGCGGCGGGATGGCAAAGAAATCTGGCGCGGACGGGTGCTGAAGCACGAGGCCGATTTTTATAACCGGCGGGTAGTGTACTGCGAGGGCGCGCTGAGCTATTTCAACGATTCCTCCATCACCCCCTTCAACTACAAGGGCACGCTGCGCCAGTTTTTGCAGCACCTGATTGACGCACACAACGATCAGGTCAAAAGCAAGATGAAATGCTTCCAGCTTGGCACCGTGACGGCGGCGCTGGGCAACCTTGTGGTGCAGTTCGGCGATGCCGACCAGTACGGCGTTGGCGAGGACTACGGTAAAGTGTGGGACATTCTGGACAAGCTGGTGCTCAAGGTGTTCGGAGGGTATTTTTATTGCAGCTTTGATTCCTCCACCGGCCTGAACGTGCTGAACTATTGCGATCAGGCAGTGGAAGCCAAGCGGCAGACCGCCCAGAAAATCGAGTACGGACGCAATCTGCTCAACTTGAGCGAAACCACCGATGCCACCGACCTGTACACCCGCATCTACCCTATCGGCAACAAGCACACGGTGGACACCTCCAAGTGGTACTACAAGCTCATGTGGTGGCGGGACACCTCCAAGGATAAGCACGAGGAGCGCTGGGGCATCATGGAAACAGATGCCGCTACTGTTGCGCAGTATCTGCCTGCATCGGGCTACTCCTACAACTTGGAAGAGGGCTGGATCCAGAACGATGCAGCCGTGCAGAAGTTCGGCATCATCACCCGCATTGTAGAGCTGGACACCGACAGCGCGAACGACACCTTTGCAGCCGGTGTGCAGGCATTGCAGCAGAACTACGCCATGAAGACCAGCTACGTCATCCGGGCAGTGGATCTTGTGGATGCAGGCTACGACACCGACCGGCTTGATTTTTCCATGTACTCCCACATCGTCAGCACCCCGCACAGTGTGGATGCCGTAATGCTGTGCACAAAGCTGGTAGAGCTGCTGGCAAAACCTGCGCAGAAAGAGTTTACCTTTGGTATGACCCGCCGCACCCTGACCGACAGGCAGGTGGCCAACATGGGCACGACCAATCTGCTGCAGGAAAGCGCCTATGCTTCCGAGAAATACCATCAGGATATGCTGAAGCGCTTGTTTGCCTACAAAAGCAGCACAGACAGTAAGCTATCGGATATCTCCAAGGGGCTTTCGAATGCTGTCGTGAAGATGGGAGATCTGCAGAACCAGATCGATGATAACATCACCAGCTGGTTCTATGCCGGCACTCCCACCGCTGCAAACGAGCCTGCAAAAAACTGGACGACCGACACCGCCAAAAAGCAGCACATCGGCGATCTGTATTACGACAAGCTCACCGGTCTGGGCTACCGCTGGGTGCTGGATGGAAGCACCTACAGCTGGACCGTCATCCGTGACACCGGCGTGGCGAAAGCTCTGGCAGACGCTGCTGCGGCACAAGCCACCGCAGACGGCAAGGTGCGATGCTTTGGCGCAACACCCACCCCGCCCTATGATGTAGGCGACATCTGGATGCAGGGCACCGGCGGCGATATCATGCGCTGCCAGACATCCAGACAGTCCGGCAGCTATCAGGCTGCCGACTGGGTGAAAGCGTCCAAATACACGGATGACACCGCCGCAAATCAGGCAAAGCAGGACGCTGCCGAGGCTGCCAAAACCGCCACGAACTTTCTGGAATTTACGCCGCAGAACGGCCTCATCGTCCGGCACGATTCTTTGCCCGGCAAGCGGGTACAGATCCTGAACGATGGTATCCGGGTCATGGATGGCAGCAGCATGGTCAACATCCAGTCCAACGCCATCTCCATTACGGACGGCATGGGCAGCTGTTCCATCAGCAGCGGTGCCATTACGTTCAACGGCATTCGAAACAAGCAGGAGCTCTGGTATAACAGCGAAACGACTTTTGGTGTCCAGACTATCCGACCGAGCGGCCTGTCCAGCTACTCTGCGCTGCTGATCCTGTTCCGCAGCCAGAAAGGCGGAACGTGGTTCTCTGGCGGTGGCAATGCGGGACTGGTCTCTATGATCGTGCCCGTGAATGGCGTGGAAATGAGCATGGTATACCCATGGAACACCGTGCACAAACGCAGCGTGACCGTATATACAGACCGCATCGTTTTTGGCGAGGGGTACGAAAGAACTTCGAGTTATTCAACCGGTGTCCTCGGCACCGCAACCTACTTCTCCCTACAGTCCCCCACGAACGACGGCTGGAGCACAAACAACGGCATGTGCGTGCCGTACAAAATTTATGGGTTTATGTAATGAAAAAAGAAGGATTTAAGTATCTGGCAAAGGTTTGCTCTGATGGCAGACTGTACAATGGCGCATGGTACCATATCAGCTTTTTGCCCGTACCTGAGCCCAACGAGGCTGTTTTTGACGAATTTCCCGAGACTGGAAACGGCACGAGCTGCAGCGACTATGTATGGGACGGCAAAAAACTAATCTACAGCCCGCCTGAGTCTCCCGCCGCTCCAGTACCTGCAGTGCAGATCGCTGATGACGGAACCGAGGTGACCTACACATGAGAGACTATGCCGCACTGGAAGCGCTCGCCGCCCAAAGCCCCCGCCTGAACGATATGCGTATCACAACGCCAAAGGGCACGCTCTCCATGCGGTCGGACTTTGGGTTGTGGCTCAAGCGCGACTCTCCACAGATCGGCAAAGCGGAAACCGATTCTATGCTTGTTGAGGTGCCCGGCGCAGATTTTCTGCTGGATCTGACCCGCTCGGTGGATGGCAGCGTACACCACAAAAAGCGGAATATCTCGATGGAGTTTGTCTGCGACCGGCCTAAAACACAATGGGCATATATCCGGTCTAGGTTGGAAGCGTTGCTGCAGGGGCAGTGGCTGCGTTTCTACTTTACCCGGGACGGCGAGGTCTGGGCTGGGCAGCTGGACGTAGAGATGACCCCCGGCGAGGATAAAGCTGCCGTAAAAATCACCGCAACCTGTGACCCATGGCCGAAAGACCGCATTCCAGATCAGCCAGATCCTCCACAGCCGGATCCACCGACGGACACGGCTTCTGCTGTGCTGGGACAGGCAGTCCTTGGAAAAATGATCTTAGGGAGGAACAAATGAGCTACGTAAAACAGAATTTTGTGGACGGCCAGACCCTGACGGCTGCCCAGCTGAACCACATGGAGGATGGCATTGCAGCCGCCGCCACAGGCGACAAAGGAGACCCGGGCGAGGGCTTTACTGGCAGCGCAAGAGCGCTGCTGCTGACCCTGTTTGAAAACGCAGCCTACAAGACCGACACGATGCAGCCAACCCTGAATGCCCTGCGGGCAGAGTGGGGCGGTAGTGCGCAGGATGTTCCCGTGCAGAGCGTGAGCCTGAGCAGCACCACCATGACCCTGAGCGAAGGCGAGAGCAAGACCCTGACTGCCACTGTGCTGCCAGCGAACGCCACCAGCCGTGTGGTGGTGTGGCGCGTTTCCCCTGTCGGTTTTGCCACCGTGGTAAACGGCAAGGTGACGGCCAGCAAGGCGGGCAGCTGCACTGTGACCGCCACCGCAGGCGGCAAGAGCGCCAGCTGCGCGGTAACGGTGGAGGTAGCGGAGACGGCGCAGCTGATCTACAGTCTGCCCGGCGAGACCGTGCTGACCCATGGACTGGACACCGGCCTGAAGCTGCTGGAGCACGCCTCCACCGAGACGCCGCAATACACGATCCTAGTGGACGCGAAAGCGGGGGACGACTTTAATGCAAACACATGGCCTGCCTTCCTGCACTGCCTGACCGAGACCGGCAATACCGGCAACCTGCCCGGCTTCAACTCCACCAGCAGCCCGCTGAACAAAAAGACCGAGTTTGCCTACTACAACTACGGCGGCGTGACCCTGTCGGACAGCATCGAACACTTCAAGACCCGCACGCGGTATGCAGTGCAGATCGACGGCAGAAAATATCGCGGCGGCAGTACCTACTGCCCGCTGACCGAGTGGAAAACCACCAACGGCGCAATCATAGATGTGCCCCAGACCTTCCTGATCGGTGCGGCGCAGAGCGCGGACGGCAGCAAAAAGCAGCAGTTCTGGTCTGGTACGTTGTATCAGTGCAGGG